CTCATACGTTATAGTATCTAAAGTTTCTTTCTCTGAAGTTCCTATGAATACTAGGATTCCAAAGAAAACTCCTAAAGCTATGTATGTGTCTCTATCTTTCTTAGTCATACTATTCTCCTAAAAGGGGATATCACTAGGTTGCTCTGTTATGTCAGGCATATTAGATACTACACCTAATACAAATCCTTCATACAACTTAGCAAGACTAATTACATCATTAGCTGATGCTTTGCTACCCTCAATTCCTAGTGTAGCTACTGCATTACTTAATGATGATTGACGGACTATCATTACTTGTCTTGCAGCACGCTCTTCTTTTGTTTCATAGTTACTACCTGAAACTCTAGTTGAGGACTTAGCTGCATTACCTTGAGTAGCTGGTGCTGAACTTCCATCTGATCTTGTATCAGATGTTGTTTCTGCAGTACCTACTGCTGTCCATTGCCAATATCCATTGGTATCTTTCTCTGTACTTACATGTATTACATCACCCTTAGTCCAAGTTTGTGAGGCTTTAAACACTGCTGGGTTAGCAAAGGACATAAGCTTTTTACTTTGTGCTTGACCTTGATCATTCTTATACATGATCTCCACAGATTGATATTCTCTACCATTCTTTGCAGTGTGTGTATTTAAGTTTGATACGTCAACGACATTTACTTGCATAACTTCTCCTTATTAAACGTCTTCCAAGTTACCCCAGGAAGACCCGGTTTGTACATCAACCCTCATAGGAAGGTTGAACTCTTTACCAAATAACATTTTAAAGTTCTTTGGTATATCATTGAAACAGTTGTTAACTATCTCTACTATACTATTAGTATAACATACATTTTCATCATAGTCAAGCATGATACTATCATGTACAGTATTAATAAGTTTAACTCCTTCAATTCCTGCTAGTCTGTTACGTAATGACACTCTTGCGATTGCCATTAAGTCAGCACCTAATCCCTGTACTGGATAGTTTAGTATCCTAGTACGTGGATATTTTAGATTACCCATACTGTTTATCTCAGGTAAGTAATCATATCTTCTACCTGTAGGCATAGTTAGTTTGTTATCTTTCTTAGCACGTAAGAAGATCTCATCATGCCAAGCTTTAAGTCCAGTGTACTTAGCATAGAACTCTTCAATAATTTTCTGCCAGAATTGTTCATTACCAATGTCTTTAAAGTTAGGATCATTAGCATAAGAGTAAGCACTACCACCATAGATTAATCTAAAGACGAATGTCTTTGCTACTAATCTGGATGGTAGTCCAAACCTTTTCTGATTGTCTGTATGCTGGTCAGTCTCATTAAGGATCTCATCTATTGCTACCTTATCTTGAGACAAGTATGCAGCACACACCCACTCTAATTGTTTTGCATCTGCATTTAATAACATATTATAATCCTGAATTAGCTGATGATAATCTTTGCATGTACTCATGTAGTATTAATTGTCTTAACTCATGACGTGCATCTTTAGTCATCTGTCTTAGCACTGTAGCTGGTCCATCTGATAGTACTAGAGCACTAAAGCCTTGTATAATATGATGCTTATGTGATTCTTCTGCAGCTTGTTGCTGTTCTTTTATTGCCCACTCTTCATCTTCTTCTGGTGAAGATACACCAATGTAGTCATCTCTACTCATTTGATTCTCCATATCTAGTTGTGAAGAGCGTCTTAATCTCTCCGTCAAAGTTCTGTAGATTAGGCTTACTACTACTTAACCTACCTGTTTTTGCCACACATTGATTGAGTTGTCCATGGATGGTATCCTTCTTCCATTTCATCTCATCAATTAGTTTAACCAACCCATGATAGTATGTAGTCATACGTTTCTGCATAGTAGAACGGGTTAGTATTATCTTTAATATATCTTTACCTTCATTATTTCTAGGCTTAAGTTTACGAAGACTATCTTCATTAGTACTAAAGAAACCTTCTTTCTTAAGTTCTGTATTAGGTAAAGGATTAATTAATCTTGGGAATCCTTTGTCCCTTTCTTCCCATTTATACTTAACTTCGCCTGCACGTAAGCCAGTTTTATAATGTCCAACGGGGCGTTGAAAACGCTCTTTAACGTTCCCACCGTAAAGAAAAGCAGATAAGTGCTCGCCAGAACTGGGATTAAAATCATCGTAAGCATGAAAGTCATAAAGCTTTTTGTTAAGTTTGGATATCTGTTCTTCAAGTTCATCTCCTAGTACAGTTGATTTGTCATAGTCATACTTCAGACCATTAGCTTCCATCTCTTCTAACACAAGTAAGTCCTGGTTGTGTAGAGATACTAAACGTTCTAACTCTGGTCGCTTAGCTAGCTCTTCTTTCTGTTTACTCATCACTTGTTCTGTTAGTTCAACATCACGTTTAAGATAGTCAGATAGAATTTCTTTAGGAACTTTGTCAGTATCAATACCATTCTTCCAGTAGTTTTCCTTAACCTCATCAAGCTTAGTACCTAGATCATAGTACTCAGCTGTTGCATTCAATGAGGGGTAAGGACTTGATTGATTACGTAGTATAAACTCTACTAACTGACAGTCCCATATTCTTTTCTTACTAAAGTTAATACCATACCTACGCAGCCAGTGTAGATCAAACTTAATATTAAACCCTACAAGCACATCTGCTTCATCCACGGCTATTTGAATGTTATCTAGCAATTCCTTATAGGGGTCAACGGAGTATTCTATATCGTATATAGCTACCTCTTTATCCTTTAATAAACCAACCATTACTAACTTGTTTGATTGATCAAATGGATTACCTTTATTACTTATAGTTGTTTCTACATCTAATACTAAGTAACTCATAGTTCTTCATACCTCGCTATCTCTGGTTTAATCATGACCTGTGCATTGCCATGTCTAAGGTCAGGCAATGTATCACTATCACCTAATAACTTATTCTTACTAATGTTTAGAAACCTCATGTTGCTGGTGTTATCTTGTTCCTTACCTATGCCTAGTATCCAGTCAGCTTCACCTTGCTTCGCAGTCTTGCTGCTGTCTACATCATCCATTGTTAACCATAGCTTACCCTCTCCACTACCTCCAGCTTGACTAACAGCAATCACTGGTGCATATGTCTTAGCTATTTCTCTAGCCCATTGGTACGTAGCCTTAAGTTCCAGGTCATACCTATCAGCCTTGAATCCTTTTATCTTATCTACTTGATCAAAGATTATTAACGCTGGCTTAGTTGTCTTAATGATCTGTTCAATACGTGAGGCTCTAGATGAATCTTCAAAGTCATATATTTTTAGCCTATCTTGTATGCTTTCTTTATATTTAGCATGGTTTTCTGGTAGGTTATTAAACAACTCACTATTAGTTTTACCTAGTAGTGCCTGATAACAACGTACTGCTACCTTCTTACCCTGCTCCTCATTATTAAACCACAGTATATCACCATCTGTTTGTGTGATCATGTGAGTCATCTCTGAAGCTAAGAAGGTAGTCTTACCAGTCTCTGGTCTTGCAAATATAAAACCAAAATCTCCCTGTCTTAATGAACCTAGTGATCTATTCAACCACTTCAATCTCCATCGCAACCCTGGTGTTGCTACCTGAGATTGATATAGATCATTAAGATCCATGTTAACAGAGACTATACTATCTACATCAACAGTCTGATGTTCAAACTCTTGAAACTTTTCTAATAGGTCTTCTATCTTAGCACTACCATCTTCAACGTCTAGTGCTAGCTTAGCTACCTCACCTGATAGACATCTCTTACGATGCTCTTCAAGGTAACCTGTTATCTGATGAGGCTCACTAATATCAGTAGCTAGTATTCTGTCCAGTGTAGAGGCTAACTCATCACGTTCACTATCTTCTAATAGATAACTGGTATGATAAGCTAATTCAAGCTCTATTTTATTAAGAGATTTGTTGTTATTTTTCTGGTAAAAATTAGCAACAACTAAAAATATCTTATATAGATTAACAAAGTTAATCTTAATATAATTTAGATTAATATACTTATAGTACTTATCATAGTATTCTCTATTACTACAAAACAAATTGATTATTAGTTGTTCAACCATTCTTTTATCTCCGTTCTATTATATTCTTTAGGATCAAGTGGGGTAATGATTGCCCTACTATTAATACCTAAGCTGCGTAGCCTATTACGTATACTCACAGCACTCTTAGCCTTATCTCTATCCAACCATACATGTATATTCTTATATCGTTTCACAAGCTGTGTCTCTGCGTGCTTGCTCATGGAGGAGCCAAGCAACGGAGTAGCACAGTAACCTTCATGTGCTAATCTAGCAATTTTAATAGCCGATAAAACATCCTCTACTACTAATAGTGTAACACCTTTACCATAAATTGTCAAGGGTTTACTACCACTAGACATATATTTTATGTTACCAAAGCCAAAGTTTCTACCTTGCCAGTAGTCTTTACGCTGTATTAAGACAAGTAATCTTTTCATAGGTGCCCAGGAGATACCATACTTTGTTATCTCTTCTTGGGTGATGTTGTATTTTAACAACCATTGCATAGGTTTCATTGGTATATCCTCAGTTGTATCTAGTAGTTGATTGTAATTCTTAGAAGATCTATCACCTCTATATACTCGTTGTCTTAATGTATCAGTATCTTCTTTAGGTTCATACTTACTACAACCAAAACACCAGAATCCATTAAGGTATTCAGCACGATTATCCTTACTACCACAATGGGGACAAGGACCTAGCTTAATAAATTTACTCATACATTTCCTTAGTTAAAGTTAATACAAATACATACAACGATTTACACATAGTATGTTATACTATTAGTATAGAATCAATAAAGTTTCTATACTTTTATGAAAGGATATATACTATGTGGACAACACCTCAAGCTACTGAAATGCGTTTTGGTTTTGAAGTAACAATGTACGTAATGAATAAATAGTTTCAGAGTTACGCAGTTATCCAGACTCCGCACTACGTGCTGCGACCTGGATACACTGCTTACTCTCCAACATCATCATCATTATGTTTTAAATCAAACCTATCATCAGTTGCTAAGTCATCATTGACTACATTAATACATTGATTACACAGGTCAATATACTCACCTGTATTATGATCTTTTCTAGTTGATTCAAAGTCTGATAGATTTCTATCACATGCCATGCATCTCATACTATACTCCTTATTAAGAACAACTTACGCACTATGCTTCCCCGGTGGGCGCTCCGTGCTCAGTTGTTATAGTATTAACAGGTAGAATATTATACTTCCACTTAAAAATACAATTATAAATTCTTCTAAGTCCATAATAATTAGCTCCCGTAGAACCCACTGTTCCATTCTTGTATATCTTTAGTATCATTAACTTGATCATAAGATTCTACATCATTCCATGCTATGTCAGTATATACAAGAGGTTCTCCACGCATGTTATCATCAAGTAAAGTACAAGTATGATCATGAAGATTAACATCTGTTACTTCTAACCATTCACCCTTCTTAAGGATAGATGTAGCATCACCTACACCTTGAATGATATCTTCTTTAAGCTCTACCCAATCACCTATTGCAACAAGAGAGCTCGTCTTCGGGGACGAAGCAAAGAGCGTATCTTGTTTACCATAATTCTTCCAAGTAGTAACTGGATAAGTAGGCATTGGTTGAGGTATTTTATAACTATCATTACTATACCATACTTTGTTATGCCAATGTCCTTTATCTTCATTCATTATATTAAAGTTACCTTTCTTATCCAGGAATACTAACTTACTATAACCAATAACATTTTCTATTAGCTCTTGCATTGGATCATCAAACAATCCCATACTACCATGTTTCTTTACTATCTTTTTAAGGATGGCGTTGTTGAATTGTATGGTGTCTGATAACTTGTCATCTCCGTAACCAGAGATGATACCATTATGAATAAAGCCAAGCCCATCATTGACAAGGAAAGGATGACAGTTTGTTTTATCAGTCTTACCATGTGTTTTGATACGAAAGTGTACGAGTGCTTGTTTAGTTTCATGGTCTTTATATGCCTTATAAAAGGTTTTAAATTTAAAGTAGCCCTTATGTATGTGGAGTTTATTATCTTCTGCAAACATAAAGCCTGCTCCATCTGGGTTAGCCTCAAAGCAACGTTTTAATGCTGCTTTACTTATTACTTGATCTTCAGGTTTATAAATTGCTATGCACATATACTTGACTCCTTAATGTGTGTGTATAATTCTTTGAATTCTTTCTTCGATGATTCTAGCCATGTAACGAAAGAAGCAAAGCTCGTTTGTTCTCTAAGAGTACCAGTGAGAACGGCTGGTTGACAATAACCGATCATTGCCTTTACAAATTGCATACGTATCTTAAATTCCTTAGTATTACTAGGTGATGCAAACATACGTAATTCAATTGTCTTTTTATTACCAAGATTAACATAATTATATCTTTCAGCATAACCTCTATCATGTAATAGATGAAAAGGTTTCTTAATATCATAACTATCATCACCTCTCTGATAGTTAGTAGAACTCCGACCAGCTATCAAGGTTATAAACTTCTTATTGTCTTCTCTATTAATAAATTCAGTAAGCTTACCCGCACCCATATTAGTGAATGCAGTACGACT